AGATTGACTGGACTGTTATCATAGTATACAGCCCAGACTCCGTCGCTGGCTAGAACTTGCTCAGTTTTGTAAGTGGACTTATTAGTAAGTTCCATCAAGATTTTAGGTTTAGGTCGTGACATAATATACGTATTTATGTCACTAATAATAATATGTTCAGTTTTTGAACGTGCCCCCAGTAACTACTACTTCCAGTACTTCCTCATCTTTGTCATCTCGGGGCTTTAATAACGCCTCTTTAGCAGTTCTAAGCTCTAACAGCAATTCAGTGAGGTCTGCTGCCATACCCTTGGCATCTGCCATAGGCATGACAAAATCTTTACTAGCTCTGGCCTCGTGTCCCCTGACGCGTTCTATAAATTTTTGTAAGTGTAGGCTCATGATTTTAAGAATTGAGCTAGTTTTGGCGGTTCCCATCCGATGGGTTTGAGAATTTTGCCATCTTCGCGGCGTCGTACCTTGCCCAATTGCCGATCGATCTTGGCAAAGTTTGTGGACATTACTTCTTTCCAAGCTCCTTCGCCGTCAGCACCCATGCTGTGTAGTGCCCCTATAGTCACCACCATGATATCAATTAAAGCATCCAATTGCTCTACACGATCGCCAGATACAATCGCTTGATCCAATTCGGCTTTTTCTTCCGTGATTAGATTAAGATATAACTTGTATTGCGGTTCATTGTATTCATCTACGGTCTGTTCGCAAGCCCGCATAAACTTTTCTTGATCTCTAAATGTATTCATTGTGGCAGTGCCTCCTCTTTATTGTGAAAGGGCCCCTTATATGGGTATCTCTGTAGTACAATCAGTTTAGGATCCTGCATAGCAGCCCAATCTCTGCCCTTTTTTACTGTATACCAGCCAGCAGCATGCCAGCTTTTGCTTTTATTTGATTTTGTATAGATAGGCAGCTTTTGAGGAACATCCCACATGGGATTATATGCTCTGCCTGCTGTAGCATATCCATGTACTTCTGTGACTGCTGTTGATTTTCTTGCTGATTTGGCAACAGTTTCAAACTGTATGTCAGCATTACGTTCGACTAGATTAATAGTCTTATATTGCGCCACAACTTGATTGTTAATCTTTACTTGGAAACCACCATCGCATGCTTCCACATTCCCTACTTTCTGATTATTCTCTTGTAGTACCCAAAATTGTTTATCGATAATAGGTTTAGCTATTAGTGTCATTTAAAACTCCTTTATACGTCTCATTCATCCAATTTCCAAAACTCTCTGCGTTTTCACTGCACTTGTTTAATTGAAATTTTCCGCAAAATTGTAGAAATCGTACTCCCACTTGCCCGACATCTTTGTCACTGACCTGTTCGCGGATACAAGTGTCTATGATCAGTTTAACATCATCGGGTTGATGAGTCAAGTCAATTAGAGTTCTATTCCTTTCATAGTCATCTAACACACGATGTTCTATACCGTCTGGATCAGTCCAACGCTGCAACATCATGTTATTCCAGTTATACCCTTGACGTTGCCTATCTTCAAAGGCCTCGCGCAACCCTACTTTGTTTTTAGTACCTTTTTCGCGTACTCCGGGGAAGGCGCTGAATACATTATCAGTACCGTCGCCACGCATACATTTTTCGAATAATAACCATGCGGGATCTGGTACAGTTTTAGGCAATTTTGTTTTCTTGTCGAGAACTAATTTGCCCTTGCCGTCAAATATACCTTCTAGTGTATGTAATTCATCAGTTATGCCATTATACTGCTTTACATTCTCTGCCAACAACTGTATAAAATCAGTGTCACTGCTGATGATAACATGTTCATCGGCAGGGTGTAAATTAATCCATCTAGCGATGATGTCGTCACCTTCAGCTGTGGGACAGCGTATAACACTACAGTTTGTTTTCTCTGTCAAGAAGCAAGTAAGAGAGTCATATGCCTCCCAGAACATCTTATCTTCTTCTTGCTGATCTTCTGTTAGAGCAGCACGAGCTACAGCACGGTTTGCCTTGTAGGGTTTATAAAAGTCTTTGCGCCAGCTACGACCTTCGAGGGCACAGACTACATGATCAGCTTTAAACTGTTTAACCATCTTATTGATGGCCATAAGTGTAACATGTAACGCAAAACCTACTTTCTCCCAGCTATCGCTAGCGCGATGAGCGCCGTGTCGCGCACGAAAGAATAAGTTAGCGCAGTCAATTAACACATAACGCATACGGGCCTTAGATTAGTTTGTTGTCGATAACGTATTGTAACATAACTCGATGAAAATAGCTATGGCCTTCTCTACCAAAATTACCTGATTCTGGGCTCACAGTATCGATATTGTTATCTTTTATAATATAACTGTAAGTTCCTGCGGCATCATACGGGCTAAGGTAGTTTATACCCCAATCATACTGTGTAGAAACCGCGCCAAAATGCTGATCACCATTAAAGAAGACATGAGGTATACCGTCGTCGACTAAATCTTGATGTAATTTCCAGATTTGTTCGTGCTCTGCCACCTGATCTTCGAAGTCTACCCACTGTATAATGATTAGATTATTCTTACTTTTATTATCAGACAACCAATTTCTGATTTCATCTAGAATTCTCGCATTTGTGGCATCACGTCTAGCATCGCAATATAAGGTGGCTCGCATAGAAAGACTCAGTAATTTACACCAACTTACTGCGAGATTTTCTGGATGCGGCACTCCGGATAGATAATTTACTTTTGCATCATCACTACTGTACAAGTATGGCGTAGCCGCTTCCGCTGCCGCAGCATGATCTCCGCCGTTAATATATAATATCATTTTTTATTTTTCTCCGCTACTACTACACGCTTTCGTAGACTACTACTTGAAAAGCTATGATCGCGCCCATTGAATACTAGCTCGATGCCTCGACTTAGGCATTCTTGTTTACCAGTAAACTCTTTATCTTGATATTCCACGCCCAAGATACGCACATGAATAGGCAATATCAATAAAAGATCTACTAGATCCTTTTCAGTCTCATAGATCACAACTTCGTCTACATATCGACAAGCTGATAATTGTATCTGTCTCTCTACTATGCTCTGAACTGGTGGATTTTTGGTATCTGGCCTGTCTATCGTAGCATCAGTTTGTAATCCCGCAATTAAATAATCGCAGTGATTTTTCGCCTCAGATAGCATAGCTATATGCCCGGCATGTAGCATGTCAAATTGACTAAAAACTATTCCGACCTTTTTACCATCGGCTTTGAGAGTTTTAATTTTATTAAAAATCATCCTAACTAACTTCCGACATGCCGCCACCAACATCGCGAGATTTTACTACACGAGTACTCATAGCTTCATATTGTTCATAGGTTTCCAGCACTATGTTTCTACATATCTGTGTGAACCAGCGATCAACAATATCAGCATCGGTATCATTTGGATTCATTTGGTACCCGGCTCTTACGAGATTAGAGACGAATTTGTCATTCCAATCTAATTCAAACGCACCCTGACCCATATTGTCAGGATCAATATCCATGCTTAGTATATTGACGTAAGGTTCTCCGCGTTCCGTCGCCAGTTCCTTTTCTGTTTTTTTGACTTCGGCAGTTTTTTCAACTGGTTTCTTTTTCTTAAAAAAATTTAATATTCCGTCTAAGTTCATCTATAATACTCCTCGTAAACAGCACATCAGATATTCTTCTTCGCTCAGCCAAGAGTGTTCGATTATTGGATCTCCCGGACCTGTCCATGTCATAGTACCTACCCATACTGGTTTTAACCAGACTAATCTAGCAGACTCAGCACATCGACGTGGCCACCAGGCAAATATTCTTTGCCAAACTACACGTTTTCTAAAACTGAGAAAAGTGGGATCCAAGGGCATTATGTGCCCCAGGCATTTGAAAATAAATCTACCTGAAGTCGGGGACTATATCGCATGCCCATCTTCATAGCTAACTCTGCCACACGTTGATTATTTAGCGTGTAAACATCGGCTGTTCCGCCAACCGGCATCAAGTATATAGCTCCAGTGAATCCTTCAGTGCGATAAATGTTTGCTACTACCAATGCCTCTTCAACATCTTCCTCTGTGGCTACAACAAACTTGAGATAGGTATAGCCTACTTCTTGATAGCTACGAACTATTTCTTGCTTAACAGCATCAGACCGCTTCTCTCCGCTATTAGACAACTTAGTGCTTACACTAAAAGTAACTTCTCTTTCGGGACGCTGGCTACTCCAATCGTGTAGAAAAGTCCTAAATTCATCAGTTAATGGTTGCGTGCCATTTGTTTCAAATGTAATCTCTTTAAGTCGTAGCATACTAGGATGATTTAGAAGATCAGGATAAGCACGTTGCCAACCTAGAAGAGGTTCGCCGCCTGTGATAACTAAATGTTCATCTTCCCAACGACGATGAGGTAAGATTTCCATAATCCTATCTGCTATAGCATCTGATTCCAGCATGGGGCTGAGATGTTTAAAACTAGGATGCCATGAAGCATAACTGTCACAACCAGTGCTAACTAACGGCAATTCTTCGTATGTTTTATATTTGTTAGCTTCTTTCGCAATTTCTTCTGCTTCTTCGCTAAACAACCCTTTAGTCATACCAAAACCGGAACATTGAAAGTTACACCCGAACGTTCTAAGGAATATACTGGGCACCCCAGTATATCTGCCTTCACCTTGAATCGAGTAGAACAGTTCTGCTACTTTGATTTTACTCATGTATGTGTTTACCTATATATTGATCGACTTGATCTTCAGCGTTTTCTTGCGATGACCCATATACATGGCAAGTGACGATATTGCCATCGATAGTAGAAGCAAAAGAAGTAATTATCGATGGCCAGTATTTTCTATTAATTTTTCGATTAACAGAATACCAACGCAGAGACGCTAACGTCATTTGCTCGATAGTTTTGTTAGTTGATTCATGTATAGACATCATTTTTTATAATTTCCTTTACCGGGAATAACATTACGAACACCGCCGACCGGATCTTCGACATCACCTTCACGTCTTGGTATAAGATGTATATGTGGCCATTTAACAGTTTGTCCGGCAGCACTACCATAATTGACGCCTATGTTAAAGCCCTGCCATTCTCCTGCGTTAACTCTATTCCTGCCATAGCGTAATGCATCTTCAAAGGCATCTGACATAATACTTATTGAGTTGAATTTAGGCACGAATAATAAATGCCCTTCAGTCACAGGATAGCCATCGACGTACACTCTAACATGGGAATCCTCACTTTCTACTGTAGTCCACGGAACATCTACTTCATCGAGACAAATATCTTCTTCAGAATCAAATATCTGATCCAACATTCTTTTTCTCCTCTAGATATTGTTCATTGTGAATCCATTTATTGTTGACAAGAAACCCCCACTCTCGCTTGTGAGGTCCTGGCATAAACATTGTCCATGCTGTAATATTGGGATCTAGTTCAATTCTATGATAACTTTCAGCACGACAGATTCTAAAATGTCCAGCCCCACGCCATACTTTATATTCATTAAATTTTACACCCAAACTATTAAACACAGGTATCCATTCCCAATACCCACCTTTAAGTATTAGTGTAGCATAAGGCCATGGATGATCATGGACATCGCCCGGATCACTTTTTAAGAATTTGTGTACAAACACGTTAAATGGAAAACGCTTCCTATCCTTTAAAAAAAGATAGTAGCGTTCCAAATAAGGTGCTTGCGATTCGCGATCTAAGATTATTCGCTTACGATCTAAACTTTCTAGTTTGTCTAAAAACCATTTAGCTAAATTAGGCATAGTTGTCCGTGATTAGTGTCTTGTATACCAACGATTATACACGATCTAAATCTAGATGTCAACCTAATATTTGCTTGATTCCCTGTTCAAAACTCATAGGAGCATATTGCGGCATAAGTTCTCGCAACTTAGTTATATCAGGACGGCGATTAGCTACAGATCCCGGCATGCTGGGCAATTCTTCAAACACCGCGCCAGGATGTCCGAGTTCAGCAGCTATAACTTTAACAGCATCGCCGATAGTGATTTCTCGATCATTACCGATATTGACTAATTGTTGATTGGCATTTTCAGCTACAAAAATACTGGCTGCGATAGCATCACTAACATAGCAGAAACTTCTTGTTTCTTGTGACCCGATGACGGAAAATACGCCATTTTTGATCTTGTTGATCTGATCGCCTAGGAAATGTCCTTGCTTACTATTTTCGCCGTAAACATTGAAGTAACGCAACATAATCCAAGGCAATGTACTGTTGGCGAGATAATTCTCACTAGTGATCTTAGCTAGCCTGTAACTCCATCTAGCGTTGTGTATATCTTTAACGAATACATCGGTATTTTCCGGAACGGGACTAGTGGGATCATCTGCCACTACTTCGCTGCTACTGGCATATACTAGTCTAGTAAGATTAGTACATCTGGCAGCGAAATCGAATATGTTTAAATCACAACGGAAGTTGTTGCCCAATACTTTGTTAGGGAATTTATAAAAATTAGTAGTACCGTTGATGGCACCATAATGATATATATAATCAAAGTCTGTGGGTAATTGATTTATAACATCCACGTCGTTTAAATCGATCCTGAACCATTCATCACAAGGAGGAATAGTAGTACTACGTGAATGATTATCTACAGCATATACTGTATGTCCTGCTTCTTTGAGCTGTCGACAAAATTCTGTTCCTAACAGCCCGCTTGCTCCAGTCACTAATATTTTACTCATTTTGTCAAATTCTCGTTATCGTCAATCACCGCTTGGATCATGTTGTAGTTCAACCCTAATTTTTTAACAAGATTATTCCAAGCACTGGTATCTTTTGGCAAGCAATGACCGCCAAACCCACGTAGATTATCATTACACATTAGATACGCCGGGTTAAAGCATTCGCGTTTAATAATGGCACTGTACACTGCATCATAATCTGCGCCTAATGCTTTGCATACTTCAAATGCTATATTGGCGAAGATAATCTGCACACTGTGATTTACATTATTAAAATACTTGACTACTTCTGCTTCCACAGGCTTCACGCAAGAAATAGCCTGGGGTAGATGGCCGTGTATCCTTGTTATCATCTCATAGTCTTCTTGTCTATTACTACCGATTATCAATAGGTCATGATTATACATAAAATCAGCAAGAGCAGATTTGGCACGTAAAAACTCAGGTACCGAGCAGATACGCAACGAAGGATGCTGTGCCGACAAACGATCCGATGTTCCTGGTACCACCGTACTTTTAATAGCTACCAATCCTTGATAGCTAGCTTGATCTAGTTCAGCCACGACACTTTCTACGATGCTAGTGTCGCAGTCGCCATTTTCTGCTTGATTCGTCGGAACACAGATAAACACACATTCGGTATCTAAAACATCATTTAGTGTAGAATTTGGGTAAGCAGGATCAAAAAAACTCATCGTGTGACCGAGATGCTCTAGACCTTCATAAACCGCCTTACCTACGGTGCCTTTACCAATTAATCCAATTTTCATTTACATCTCCTTAGGGTATTCCATATCAACGCACTCACTAGATGACGTTGATGCCATTTTAACAATTTCATTAGCTACATCTTCTGGTTCTAAGCAGAGATCGGTAGCTAAAGTGTCGATCATTTTAGTTCTAGTTCTCACCGGGTTAATCAACGATACCGATGTGTTTGATCCCTCAAAATAATCTCTAGTACCCTGCCATAGATTATATAGCGCAGCTTTAGAGGCAGCATATAAAATATAATTTTTACGACCAGATTTATATGCGCTTGATCCAATCATAATAATCTTAACCGGAGTTTCGCTGGGGTTATCGATATAGTGTCTAACTATACTCCAATTTGCTCCAACATTTACATCCATCATTTTGTCATGAGTTTCGCTATTTGTACCAAAATGCCCAGCACAATTTACTACAACATCCGGTGCCGCCACAGATAACAACCCATGTATCCTACTATCACTATCGGGTTTACTCATGTCTAGATTAGATCGATTAATAGCAGTGACCGTATATCCAGCATTTATAAATGCTATCTTAGTAGCGGCACCTATTCCACCAGCAGTGCCAAAAATTACAGCGTGATGTTTCATTCAGCAGGTATAATAGACTCAACACGATGAGTGTCGGTTTCGTAATCTTCTCCGCCACGTGGGCCTTCAGCAAATGCTATAAAAATACATCCAGTTGCTCCGGCTTTCATAGCGTGAATCTCGTTTGGCTCACTTATGATATAGTCACCGGTATTAGCTGAATAGACTTCAACAGGAGAAGATTTGTCTACAGGCTGTGAATAATATGTCAATGTGCCTGCGATTACATATGTGTGCTGTGTTGTTTCTTTATGGTAATGATTGCCACGTATTGCTCCCGGGGTATTGCTGATTACGCATCCGTGATTGATGTTTTTCTTGTAAAAAATATCGATGATAGATCCGCGCTCATCTTTGAAACTTCCCAGGCCGGGTTCTTCGTTGCTGTTTACGTTATAATATTTCATTGTGATAAAAACCTTGTGTTAGGGTTGATTTTAAGTAACGCCTGCTTAAGTGGTTCACCTATATTCCAACTTAATACAAGAGCGTATGGGTTTTTGTGCTGAGCGAAGACTTCATCGCCCATAATAGGTATGCGTGATAATGGAGCGTACTTGCCTTGTTTGAACTCACTAGAATCTGTAATACAATGTAAATGAGTTTTGTTCAGGCCGTGCCAGTTTAACCATGTATTTGCCTTAGCAGCAGCACCCACACCGATAACTACAGCATCAGGATCTTGGGCTAATAGTTTATAAAAATTACACAGCCATAAGTTACGTTTGTCAATCAAATTTAGCTGTAGATTTTGATAAAAAGATACGTCGAATAACCCGGTGTCAGTTTCTTTAATTATAGTTTCCTTGACCTTGGCACTTAGTTCCGATCCTTTATGTGCTACCACTCGCAAACTTTGCCCATGGTAGTTGACTAGTTCGTAATCTAATATGGTCATACCCACTTTCATCAATAAATTTTGTACACTTTTTACTGTAAAATATACAGGATGCTCGTGATATATCATATCCGGAAATTTATTATTTGTTACCATCCATCCCCAATAAGGAACTTCGAAGACAAATACTCCATCATCGGCCAATAAACTAGCTATGCCATTAGCGAAACTGACAGGATCGTTTGAGTGATTAAAAACATTATTAGCCATAATCACAGTTGCTGGACCAGAAGTTTCTCGAATAAACCTAGCCATTGTAAGGTCAAACAGCCCCTGTATTGTGTTTACCCCTAATGATTGTGATATATCACACATTTCTTTACTAGAATCTACAGCAAGTGGTTGCGAGTGAGTATTACTAAATTGATTGATGAGATACCCATCATTACTTCCTATCTCAACAACCAATCCTTTTGTATCAAACTTATCTTTTATGTACCGGGCATATTCATCCCAATGTTCCCGAGATGTTTTTGAATTACTAGATGTATAACTGTAAGCATACAAATTATATCTATCTTCAGCATCGCTAATATAGCCCAACTGTGCCATTCCTGATTCTGGATTGAGATAAACTTCTAGTGGGAACACGGGTTCTGACAAATTTAATTGATCTTCGGCGATGAAAGTGTCGGCGTAGGAGTGCTGCCCTAAATCGATGATTTTAGTCACTGGCGATCCGCTGATTAAACAAGTGGTTAATTTATTGCTTTGCGTTATACTTGTCATTATAAGGGCCTTTGATATTGAACCATCTGTTTATTGATGTCGTTTTCTTTAAGTTTTTGCCAAGGATCTTGTTTGCCTGTTTTAACATTTTCCCAAAAGCTAGTGCTGTCTCCGCGGGCTTTCATGTAGTCGGCAATTTTTTCACTGTCCATCATACGAGCTGTACCATAAGATGTGTGATGAAAATCTCGGGGATCGTTTGGGTTTCCTTCAAGCACTTTTTTGTTCTTGTATGTTAAATCATTATTGTTGCCAGTAAGATCATGCCTATCATGTGTAACATAAATGTCGACAATCTTCATGATATCAAGCATATATGCCATCTGGCTTAATTCAGCATCAATCATCTGATGTCTAGAGAAAAATCCAAATAACTCAAACCACTCGCGTGGCACGATGGGGAAGATACTATAGGGATGTTCCCTATGTACATGTACTTTGAGCAATTTAAATTCACCTGTACAGTCAGTTATGATTTTTTCCCAAGCGGTGGTCTCCATTAACGCATCATCATTCCATACGAATAACCAATCAGCATCAGCTTGCTTTGCTAGGGCGTTATAATATAAATTTAAATTTTCATATCCAAGGCGATCGAAAGTCATAACAGTATAATGTATGCCTTTTTGTTCCATCCAGGGTTGTATATCTTGTGCGAAGTATTTCAAGCCCACTTCGTCATCGTTATCAAAACCTAATAATAATTGGACATCATCAAGTTTAAGCACTCTATTAAACAAACTGATGATACTAAGTTTTAACGCTGTAGTTCTTCCCCTAGTAGGAAGCATTACTGCAATTTTATATTCACTATCTGACATTGGTATCCTTTTTCGTTATATACACATATTTAATCATGTGACGGGACATAGCTATTATTTTTAAAATCACTCATCTAAGTTTTCATTCCACTCTCGATGTCCTTCTCTAAAAGCCATATTAGCTTGAGTCTCACGTACTTCTACACGATAACACCAGAGCCGGTCAGCTTCACATTTGCCGTAACTTGGTAGGAATATAGTGTTGACATACTTATAAAGATAATCAGCAAGACCTTCGCATCCAGTTTTCTCAACTTCAGTAACTTTAGCAATTTTAGCATTATGTAATGCCATTAACAAATCTCGCTGAGGGTCATCAATCGCAACCAAAAGTCTGTGATCGAACCAATCTTCTAGAATTGCTTTGAGCGGACGAAGACCGCCATAATCTTGAACCCAATTTCGCACATCTAATTCATCTGTTTCAAAATAAAATTTAATAGTTAAAGCATATCCGTGTATAATTGAACATTTTCCATCGTCTCGCCACTGACGATATGCTACCGGAAACGCATCTATATATTCTTTAGTGCTCGTATATTTTTTTTGTATTGCTGGATAAGACATTTGATTTTTCCTTTATGTGTGATATGAATTGTTCTATTATAGCTGATTTCTGTTCTTCAGTAAAGTCTGATCTTACCGTAAAGACTGTAAACCCTCGATCTTCAGCCATTTTTATTTTAGCTTGATCTTTTTTATACTTCTCGGCATACGATATCTTTGTAACTTCCATTAATTCTGATTTATACTTTATTGTCTAAAACAGCATGATAAGCCCCGATCATTCCCATAAGTCTTGGTCGAATAAAACTTTGCCATATTATTTCTCCTATGTTAGATTATAGCATAGGCAGCAGAATTTATATAGCGGGATGAATGCCCTGGGCCGCTAGACAATTTATTGTAATTGTTGTTTATATTCAAATGCGTCCATTCTTGCATACCAATCATTTGTGTATTTAATTTCGGCCTCAGTTAATGCCCAATTACCTTCACGTAAATCTGTCATTAGCTTACCTAAAACATCCTGTTCTGCCTCTATAATTTTAGAAGGAACACGTAACTCATGTAATCTTTTAACTCGCGATGCTTGATTTTTTATTTGTTCTTCTATCTGTTCACGAGTTGGTTTGGGATCGTCGGGAAACTCTGTCATCCATTCTTTAAATTGCTTGTGATATTCTTCTGCTTCGATATTCTTTCGTTGTTCGAACATTTCTAAATATTTAAGCGGATTGGTAAGACATAACTCAACTTCTGTCTGTGTTTCTTCATTGTCATCATTTACTTTCCTATATGCCAATTCATGTAACGCATGAAGTAAGTTATCATACGTATCACTTTGAAATTCGTCTTGTGACATAATGGGTTTTAAATATTCCTCATCCATCCATTCTGGAGGATCGCTAAATGGACAACCTATTAAAGCAAGTGCTGAATTAAAAAGCACCCTGGAACCCGTCATTCCTAGACCGATTTCATTAGGCTTAGCATTAGCTATCAAAATGCCCCATCGTTTTATTATAGCTTCGACTATATGTTCATCCATTAGCGCTCCTCCTAAAATATATTATTCAAACTAGCGTTTGTACGATTCTTGTAAACTTAAAGTATCAAAGAATTCTTTCTTTGTACCGGCATCAGTATTAAACGCACCCTTAAGTACTGTGGTGGTAGTAGAACTGTCATGTGCCATAATGCCTCGGTTTTCGCAACAGCCATGCGTCATCCTTAGATAAACTCCCACATGCTCTGCGCCAGTCGCTGTTTGTATTTCTTTTGCGATTTGATTACATAATTCTTCTTGTAACGTGCCGCGACGTGCG